GTGTGATGCGCTGGTGGGCGCGGTGGTGTCTAGACACCAGGTTGCAAAGCCGCGATGGCGGCGATGCGGGGGAGCGGCCTTCATGGAAGACGGCTCGACGGCGGGGAACAAGCCCGCTGGTGAGGCGAGGCGCCGGAGCACCAAGCCTCCTGGTGGTGCGAAGCGGGGGGCCGAGAAGTCTCAACGCCTCCAACTGCACCTTGGTGAGAAGACGGTGCAGCGGCTAGGCGTGCACTGCTCTCTGGTGGGAAGGAACCAAAGCAGGGAAGCGGAACGCATCCTGCTGCGGTTCCTGACCCGTGAGGGGAAGGGCCGCGAGCTGTTCGACCAGCCCGGCGACGTCGACCCCGACGATGAATGAGATCGGCCCGCACAGCTTCCCAGGATTAGCCAATCCGCCCGAATCTCTCCGGCCTGGGTAAGAGGTCCGGCCCAACGGCCCTCGGCGAGCGCGCACCGGGGGCGGGGCAGGGGAGGGGGCTTGCCAGTGGCAACACCCCTCGCACGCCTACGCGTCGATGCGTTTTCAGGCCTGCGGCGGCGTACCTCGGCCCCCGTACTTCCGACGGACCTCGGCGAGCTGGCGTTCGATCTCGGCCGGAGTCATCCGCCGACGGCCCGGCGACGGCCCCCACGCCGCGCGCCTGGCGTCCTTGAAGAGCGACCCGGCCATCCGCTCGACCTCGCGTCTCGCGTCGTCCTGGGACGGCCTGGGGCCCGAGTTCCCAAGATTGGGAACTCGGAGAGCCGCCGCCGGGGCCTCGGCGGGCGGACGCTCGCGCCCCTTGGCGACCATCGCCCGGAGATACCGCGCCGCCGTCGGGCCGTCCGGGACCTCCCCGCCTTCCTCCCCGAGAGGGAGAAACGATCCCGTTTTCGACAGTTCTTCCGTTCTTAAGAGATGGGTCGCCGATGGTGCGCAACCCGACGTCGCCGGCGCGCAACCAGATTGCGGCGTCCGCGCGACCGTCTCGGGCCGGGTTGCTCGTGCTTGAGCGACCTCGGCGGGCGCGTAGGTGACCGCCACGCCGATGCGGACCCGCTGGGACGCGCCGTAGACTCGGCGGACCAGGCCGGCGGCCTCAAGCTCGCCGAGCCCGCGACGCACCGCCGCTTCGCTCATGCCGGTCGCGTCGGCGATGCGGGGATTGGTGAGGTTCGAGACCTCCCCCCGCCTCATCCTGGCATGATTCGCCAGGGCCATGAACGTGAGCTTGGCGGCCGGGCTGAGCACGCGGGACCGCATCACGTCGAGGGGGAGCGGGGCGAAGGGGACGCCGATTTTCGGGGCGGTCTTGACGCACCCCGGGCGCAGGGCGACACTGTCCATTACAGCGACCTTTCTACGCCCGGCGGGAGTTGCACCTCCTTGCCGGGCTTTTTCGTTATGTGCGGACTCGCCCCGACGACCGACGCGGCCGGCGGGACCGGAACATGATCGCGCGCACTCGCCCGCGAATCCAGACGCTGGTCAGGCGACGACGGAGAACGACCCGAAGGGGTCGAAGGCATGCGGGTCGCCGTGGGCGTCCACGTGCCCGCCGGTGGGGTCGTGGTCGGACGCGGCGTGCAGGTAGGCGTGGCATGCCAGGCACACGGCCTGAAGATCCTCGAGGGGTTCGGCGAACCGCCTCGCGTAGGTCAAATGATGGACGTGGGCCATCGGAGCTTTCCCGCAGCGCTCGCAGACCTCGCCCGATCGCTTGCGGACCGCTTCCCTGCGGACGGCCCAATGCCGGGAGCACAGGTACAGCGAATACCTCTCGCTCGCGTCTAGGTTCGGGTCGTTCCACGGCTCGGTCCCATCGACCGCCGGGGCCGCGAAGAGGATCACGCCCGGCTGAGGCTCCTCGACCTTCTTCTCGGGAGCCCACAGCACCTCGATGCCGGTCCGAATCCGCTTGTTGTGGCTGTACAGCCTCCTGATCAGCCCATGCTCCTCCAGGACGGTCAAAGCCCGCTGCGCCTCGGTGTCGCCCCGGCCGACGCGACTGCCGATCGTCCTGTTGCACAGCTTGCACAGGCCGGACTTGTTGCCCCGGGCGTTGTCCAGGACGACCGCGAACACCAGCTTGACGGTCGAGCTGAAGTCCTTCGACCGCATGACCTCGGCCGGGGTCATGTAGAACTGGAAGTTCGCCCGGGCCTTTCGCCTCGTCACCGGGACGGTGCTCATTCGTCACCGCCTTTCGGCTTGCGGGTCGCCTTCTCCCGCTTCGCCGCCTCGTCTCGCTCGCGTTTGGCCAGGACGGGGCGCAGGATGTCGCCCAGCATCTCCGCCATCGCCTCGCCGGTGTAAGCCGCGACGATCCTCGCCGACTCCATCACGTCGGCCGGCAGCTTGACGCGACAGACTTCCTGGAACTCTACGACTCTACGCGACTCGTCGAATGGCAGTCCGATGAACTCCATGAGGTCGGCCGCGGGGCGAAATTGCTCGGACCTGCCGAACCTCAGATGAGCAAACTTCCGGTGCATGTCGGCCTCGGCAAGCCTGTCGCCGGGAAGCACATGCAGGACGTCGAGGCCGCATCCGTAATGGTCCTGGAGTTGGGCCATTCGACTGTTGAGATCATCGGTGTAGCCGATCTTGATGACCCCGGTCGGGAGCTGGGCGAAGTAGATCACGCCTCACCCCCTTTCGCTTCGCGGTCGGCCTTGGCGACGAGCTTGACGTATTCCCGCTCGATCGGACCCGCCAGGGTGTCGCTCAGAAGCTCGGCGATCGAGACCCCGCGATGCAGGGCCACGAACTTGGCCATTCCCACGACGCGCTTGTCGATCTTCACCGAGACGTCGTTGCGATCACCCTTGGGGCGCCCGGCCTTGCGTGCCGCCATCGTCCGCTCCAGAACAGCCACCATGTCCATGTCTCCAGGGCTACAGGATACGGCCGACGAACCACGCCTGCCACACCAATATCATAGACGGTCATCCATCGGATTCAAGACCACGAGAAAAATTTCGGTAGACGAGTATTGATTTTCAACCACCAGAATGTATTATCTGGATGTCGGGCGACCGGAGCCCGGAAACGAAAACGGGGCCCGCCCGGTGGTCAGACCGGACGAGCCCCTTGGCGAACCCCTGAGTGAGCAGGAGCTACCCGTGAACGATTCTACCACGCACGCCAAGCCCGTCCGCATCCCCGCCCTCGCCACGATCGCCGCGAAGCTGGAGGCGATGGTGGACGCCGCCCGGCCCTTCGGCTCCGCCGAGGACGTCCGGGACGTCCGGCTGGCCCTCGCGAGCCTGATGCTCGCCTGCCAGTCGACCCTCGACGACCTGGCCGCGATCGGGGGCCGGGCGACGCTCGCCGACATGGCCGCCGCCCTGGGGGCCCCTCCGATCGCCGGGGGGAGTCCGGTCGCCTGCGACTGCGAGGAGTGCAAGCCGTGGGACGGCGACTGCGACTACGACGCCCCCGGCGACGATTACTTCGACCGCATGACGGCCCCCGACGATTACGCGGCCGACGCCGAGGATTGGCCCGCCTGGACGGACAACTTCCACATCAACCCCACGCCCGACTTCACCGGGGCGCTGCCGCTCTCCGTGCTGGCCAGCACCGCCCCCGACGAGCTCGCCGACGAGTATGACGCCTGGCTCGACGGCCTCGCCGAGTCGACCGCCTGGACCGAGGCCGACCAGATCGTCGCCCACGGCTGCTGCTGACGTCCCAGGGGCGGCCGGGTCCTGGACGATCCGGCCGCCGTTCATCAAGGCGGATCTCGGCTGAGGGACTAGACGCTATGGCGACGACCGAACTGTTCTCCATCCTGACGCAGTATCTCAACGCGCGGCACAACCTCGACGTGGCCGATCGCTCCGTGTCGCCGGAATCCGACGTCGGCGACTGGGAGGACCGATGCGTGGCCCTTTCCGACAAGTTCGACGAGGCGGTCGCCGCACTGCGGGCCGCCGTGCTCGTGCAACTGGGACTGGACCCGCGATACTCCACGCCCAGGCCGGTCGCCGCGATGATCCGCGGTTTCGTGGTCATGGTCGTCCCGGATCCCTACGAATCGATGCACCCCGAGAAGGACGGCCGGCTCGCGATGTTCGGCTGGCGGAAGCGCGACATCCTGGACGTCGCCAGGCGGTCCGACGTCTTCGTCGATCCCGACCCGGCCCCCGCGAAGCCGAAGCCTCGCCGCAAGGCGAAGGGGGGTGCCCTGTGAGCGACCGACTCGGTATCGCGACCGGATCTTGCAAGCGGCTGCTGGAGGCCGCCGTCGCCGAACGCCGCAGGCTCTCGCGGGCGGGCGTCGGGGGCGAGCCGTTGAAGCACCTGGACCGGATCCTCCGCGGCCTGGTGCTGATGGCCCACGACTTCGACGCCGACGGCCTGCCCCCGGCCGGGGCCTCTTTAGCTGTCGAGATCGGCGACGCGCTCGTCGCGTTCGGGAGCGGCGAGGCGTTCGACGGCGAGGTTACGGCCGTCTGCGTGGTCGACCGCGAGAACGTCGTCGCGATGGGCTGACGCCGCATCCCAGGGAGCACAACCGCCCCGACCCTCGCGGCCGGGGCTTTCTTCGTATCATGAGGCGTCGTTTTGTACACCGACCCGGAGATGCCGATGGAATACCACGAAGGCGACCTGACGTCCCCGAAATCGCTGTCCAAGGCGAGGGCGAAGCTGCTGGGCACGATGGGGCTGCTCGGCCAGCTGATGAACCCGTCGTCGCCGGACGACGAGCGGGAGGAGGCCGACGAGCTGTTGCGGGAGGACGCGGCCGGGATGCGGGGGGTCGACCCGTCCGCGCCGGTGATGCTCCTCCAGCGGAGGGTGGAGGTCTTCCACGATCTCGTCATCGGGGCCTCGCCGACGGTCGTGTTCGACATGAGGCCGCTGTGGGAGGCGATCCGACACGCCGAGATGTGGAGCCAGACCGGGGCGACCGAGCACGTCGTCGGCTACCTCGTGGCGATCGGCGAGGCCGAGAAGCTGAGCGGGTGGATCGTCCGGCGCGAACACGAACTGGCCGACGCGGAGCCCCCGGCCGGCGTCGACTACCAAGCCGTGGCGGAACGCCTCCGACGCGAGAGCCGCGCGGTGCCGGCCGCGTTGGTCGAACTGCTCTGGAAGTCGGCCGGGGGCTCCGCCTCGTATGAAGAGGTCGCCTTCGCCGTACACGGTGATCCGGAGGCCGGAGACGAGGCGATCGAGTCCAACATCAAGAAGACCAAGGCGCTACTGAGGGTGATCGAGCCCCGGCTAACCATCCGACGCGGGGCCAGGCGGGTGCAGATGAAGGAATTCCTCTGAAAAACCCGCGCCGTGGCCCCTCGTGGCCCCTTTGGTGGCCCCCGGGCGTTCCTACGATTGGGCGTCGGATGGGAAGGGGGCTCGAGGCAAGCCATCGAGGTGAAGAAATGAACGCCGTCGAACAGACGATCCCGACGCTGATCCCGCCCCGCCAGGCCGTGGCCGAGCGCCTGGCCTACCACCTCCGCGAAGCCCGCCTGCTCCAGAAGCAACTGCGCGTCTCGGAAGCCGCCATCGAGGCCCGCGAGCCCCTGCGGCCCGATCGCTCCGTCCGCGAGCACGCCGCCGTCTGAGCGCACGAAAAAGGGGCGGCGGCCCTACCACAAGCCGCCGCCCCGGAGATTCACAGGAGCTAGGAGCATCCTACCGTGGCGACCGACCGAAATCAAGCGTCAGGGTATGTGCACGATATCACTCGACACGCTCGTATGGTCGCCCGTACCCGCGGCCAGGTGCTGCGATGGTGCCGGGCGTACGGGCCGGCCGAGGCGAGGCGGCGGATGGGCCTGGCCCTGCCGAGCTGGCCGGCCGACGCGATCGCGGCCGGCATCGCCGCGCTGGACGAGTGCGAGGCCGAGGCCCGCCGGGCGCCCGAGCCGGTCGCCGAGTCCCCCGCACGCGACGTCCTGCGTCGCCTCCTCGGCCGCGGGGGTGCGGCCCTATGAGCACCGCACCGGACGTCGCGAGGGCCAACGGCAAGGCTCCGGCCGCATCCAAGGAGCGGGGCCGAGGCTCGGCCAGGCCGCTGATCCTCGTCTCCGAGCCGACCGACGCGGAGTACCTCAGGGGGCTGGGCCTGGACGCGGCCTGCTTGGCCGACGGTCCCGGCGTGGCCTTCCGGGACGTCGTCGTGGCCTACAACCCGAACGACGGCTACGCGGCCGAACGTGCGACTTCGGCGGCGCGCTACGCGGCCGGCGGCGGCGCGGGCTCGGTCCGGATGCTTGCCCTCGAAGGCCCTCGGCTGCACACGGTGGCGGCGATCGTCGCGGGCCGCAAGCTGACCTCCGCAGGGCTCGCGGCGGAGCTGGGCCGGGCGACGCCATGGCGTCCGCCGACCAAGGCGACTCGCGCCGAGAACCTGCCGGAGTTCTCCAACTTCGTCGTCGAGGGGGAGGGCCGAGATGAGCGCAAGCGGGCGTTGACCATGTTCGACCTGGACGCCTCGCTGCGACGGGTGGCGGACGGATGGCCGAAGCGGGTCGGCGACGTCCTGTTCGTCGAGGGTGAAGGCCGCAAGCCGCGGTATCTCAAGACCCCGGCCTCGCTGTTCGCCTGGCTGGACCGGCGGTGCCGGGTGAACTGGACGAAGGGCGCGAGCTTCATCTCGCAGGAGCGGTTCTTCGAAGACCGCAGGGCCGAGGCCGAGGCGTTCGACGTCATCGAGGGCCTGCCGCACTTCCCCCCGGCCCCGGGCGTGTACTACATGCACGAGCCGATACCCGAAGGCGACGGCTCGAAGCTGGAACGGCTGCTGGACTTTTTCGCCCCCGAGACGCCCCACGACCGGCAGTTGATCAAGGCCTTGATCCTCACGCTGTTCTGGGGGGGCCCGCCGGGCGCCAGGCCCGCCTTCATCATCCAGGGGCCCAAGGACGACGGGGAGCGGATGGGGGTGGGGGTGGGGAAGTCGAAGGGCTCCCAGATCCTCGCCGAGGAGCTGGTCGGCGGGTACGTGTCGCTCGACCAGCGCGAGCCCGACATCGAGGCCCTCAAGACCCGCCTCCTGTCGAACGAGTCGGGCCGCAAGAGGGTCGGGCTGGTCGACAACCTGAAGACCCACAAGTTCTCGTGCGGCGGCCTGGAAGGGCTCATCACCGACAGCAACCTGAGCGGTCGGGCCTTGTACTCCGGCGAGGGCGCGCGCCCGAACCGGATGGTCTGGATCTTCACGGTCAACGGCGCCCGGGTCTCCAAGGACATCGCGGAGCGTTCCATCTTCGTCCGCCTGGCGAGGCCGAAGTACCGGCCCGGCTGGGAGACGGAGGTCCGCACGTTCATCCGCGAGAACCGGCAGGCGATCATGGCCGACGTCCGCCTCGCGCTGGAGTCCCCTGGCGACGAGGCGTTCGCGAGCCGGGACGCGCCGATCCGCTGGGCCGACTGGTGCCGCGAGGTGCTGTCGAAGGTCGAGTATCCAAGCTCGGTCGTCACCCTCGCGGCGGCTCGGCAGTCCGAACACGACGCCGACTCCGAGGGCCGGGCGGCCCTCATCGACCACTTCCGCGAGAGGCTGGCCGAACGGGGGCACGACCCGGACACCTGCAAGGTACTGATCCCCAACGCCTACGCCTACACCTGGGTCGAGGAGGCGACGCGGCGGAAGCGGGACATGGATTCGGTCGTCGGCTACCTCGAAGGCCTGGCCGTCCCCGAACTGAGGAAGGGCAAGAGCGGGCCGACGCGAGGGTGGGTGTGGACCGGCCCCCAGTCCGAGCGGACGTACGCCGAGAGGCTGGCGAACTCGGCTTGGGCCCCGAAGTAGGGACAAGTGGGACGGCGGTCGGGACGCCTGAATCGCCCGTGCGTCCCTGTTTAACCTTCTACGCTGCAACGAGTTGAAGCGAGTAGGGACAAGTGGGACGCCTATTCCTGGGAAACCTTCTGGCACACAGACGACAGGCGGCAAATGCGAGTTGTGTGGGTGACACATAGGCGGTTGGGACGTCCCAGATAGACGTCCAGAGCACTTAAAGCGTTGCGGCATAGGCGGTTAACTAGGTCTCCAAGTGGTGTCCCAACAGCGTCCCTATTTCTCCGGAAAAAAGCCCGCCCGAGCGAGAGAGCCGCGACGGCCGCCGGTATAGACACCGATCCGCCCTCAGACGTCGGGGGGCGGATCGCCTCTAACGCCCTCTCAGAGGACCGAGACCATGAACGGCCTGAAGACCGCCCCGACCGCCCTGCTGCTGGAGTACCGGCGAGCCGCCCTGGCGGTGCTCGTCCCCTACGCCTACGCCCTCGCCGACGAGCTGGACGGCACGGGGGGCGTCGAGGCGTGGGTGGAGTTCGGCGTCGACGAGGGGGACAACCCCTGCATCGGGCTTGAGATCATCCTCCCGGGCGGGCGGCGCTTCGCCTGCGTGGCGATCGGCGAGCCGCCGGGCCAGCTGCGGGGCCGGGCCGAGGCCGCGATTGCGGAGCTCCGGGCCCTGCGGGGGGGAGGCGACTGATGGGACGCCCCAAGAAGCCGATCGACCCCGCCGAGGTGGAGCGACTGGCGAAGTTCGGGTGCTCGCAAGCCGAGATCGCGGCGGCGTTTAACGTCGACAAGGCGACGATCAGCCGGCGTTTCGCACCGCTGTACCGGCAAGCCCGGGCGAGTTGCAAAATCGCCCTGCGCCGGGCCCAGTTCGAGCGCGCGACCGGGGGCTCGGACGCGATGCTCGTGCACCTCGGCAAGCACCTTCTCGGCCAGCACGACCGCATCAAGGTCGGCGTCGACGCGGACCTCGCGGACGCCGCCCGGATCCTCGAGGAGATCTACCCGGATGCCGCAACGGACGACGACGGCCCGAGCGACGCGGGAGAAGGCGGCGGGGCTGCTGGCCCGGCTGCTGGTTGAGTGCCGCGACGACCCCGACCGCTTCAACCGGGAGGTGCTGCGCGGCCACCCGTTCCACGCCATGCAGGTGGAGTGGTCGGAGGCCCTGACGTCCTACCGCGCCGTCGCCATCGAGACCGGCAACGCGATGGGCAAGGACTTCTGGGTGGCGCGGGTCGTGCTGTGGTGGCTCTACACCCGCCCCAACAGCGTCGTGATCGTGACCGGCCCGTCTCAGACGTTGCTGGGCTCCGTCACCTGGAAGGAGCTCCGGCGGGCGCTGGAGGGCTCCCCCTTCCACAAGGCGGGGCTGCTCCCGGGCAGGCTGTCGAAGGGGGTCCGGGCGTCGCCGCTGACGCTGGAGGTCAAGCCGGGGTGGCACGCCCTGGGATTCTCGACCACCAGCGTCGAGCGGCTGTCGGGCCACCACGCCGGGGACGTCCTGGTGATCGTCGAGGAGGCGTCGGGGGCCGAGGACTACGTCTGGGAGGCCATCGACGGCCTGGTGCCGACCCGCCTGGCGGCGATCGGGAACCCCCTGGCGGCCCTCGGTGGGTTCCCCGACCTGTGCGACCAGGGCGAGAAGGACGCCGCCGCCGGCACCCCGCCCGGCCGGGCCGTGCGGTACTTCAACGCCCCGAGCACCGCGAGCCCTCACGCCCACCTGGAGCATTCGCCCTTCGGCCTCGCCTCCCTCGGCTGGATCGAGGCGATGGCCCGCAAGTGGGGCAAGGATTCGCTCTGGTTCCGCTCGCACGTGCTGGCGATCCGCCCGCGTCTGGCGAACGAGGTGCTGTTCCAGCCCGAGTGGCTGGCCCTGGCGACGAGCGACCGCGCCGCCGAGGCCGCGCGGCAGTGGCGCAGGCCGAAGGGCTGGCCCGAAGACAAGAGGAGGGCACCGGAGGCCGGACACCGCCGGTTGGCCTGCGACGTTGGAGGCGGTAGCGGGGCCGCCCGAACCGTGATCGTCGTGCGGGACGGCGTCGGGGTGCTCGACCTCCGGGCGTCGGCCGACATCGGCATCGACCAGGCCGCCGGGCTGTTCGTCCAGGTCGCCGCGGAGTGGGGCGTCGAGCCGCAGCGGGCCAGCTACGACGCGGCCGGCGACGTGGGGAAGCGGTTCGGAAAGGCCCTGGAGGGCAAGGGGTTCGTGGGGGCCGTGCCCTACTTCGGGGGCGGCAAGGGCGGCAAGCGCTACGCCAACACTCGCACCCTGGGGGCCGCCCGCTTCGCCCGCCGCCTGGACCCCGACGCCTACATCGACGGCGAGAAGAACCACCGGCCGTTCCACCTGCCCAACAGCGAGCACCTCCCCCGGCTGCTGGAGGAGCTGCGGGAGGTCCGGGGCCGCCTGGTCGGCGACCGTTACGCCCTGGAGGACAAGGAGGACATGGCTCTCCGGCTCGGCCGATCGCCCGACTACGCCGACGCCCTCGGCCAGAGCTTCATCCACGACGAGACGATGGACTGACCGTCCCATCCAGAAATTCGTCAGTTCTTCCGATCCAGAGGCGAAAAACACTGCACATTTACACCCCGTTTCGCGTATAATACTGGTGGACGCAACGGCTTGCGGCGGGGCCGCCGGCCGGATCCGGACAAGGGGGACCACGATGGCCGGACAGACGACCAGCCCGAGCCCGTACGGGAACGACGACCACTTCAAGGACCTGGCGCCCAGCCTGGCCGACGCCGAGGCCGCCGTCGCGCGGATCCCGGCCGCGATCGCCGAGCTGTCCGCGATCGAGTCGGGCGAGGACGCCAAGGCCGCGACCCAGGCCCGGACCATCCTGCAGGAGCTCGCGTCGGCGTGCCGGGAGTCGAACCGGGCCCTGGTCGCGCGCCGCACCATCGCCTGACCACGAGGGGGACGAGCATGGACACGAAGTTGATCGACGGCGATTCCAACCCCGAGGTGCGGGACGCCCTCCGCAGGGGCATGGAGCTGAACGCCGCGCTGGACCGGGCGCTGATCACGTGCGACGCCGCTTATCGCGTGCCCCTGGTCGGCCGTCGCACCTATCGCGACCTGTACGAACGGGGCTCGGCGATCACGAAGGCGATGGCCGCCCACCTGGCGGCGGCGGAGTCCGCGGCCGAGCGGACCGCCCGGCTGGCCTGACGAACCGAATCGACCTGGGGGACAGACCGACCATGAGCGAACAGCGGACACCGACCGTCGCCGCGATGGAGCATGCCGTGAGGGCTTTCCGGGCGGCGAGGCCCGACGCCGAAACGCTGCTGGAGGGGGCCGCGGCGATCGCGGAGGCCCAGGCGGCGACGGCCGACTCGGGGGCCACGAACACCGGCGGCGTCACCGCCACTTACGACCGGCGGCGGATGGCGAGCTGGCGGCTGGAGGTCTTCCGGTCGCTGGAGGCGGGCGACGGGGTGGACCCGCCGAGGCTCCCCAGGGCCGGCGCGGCGGACGCCCTGGCGGCGTGGGCCCGGCGGACCGGCCCCGACGCGATCCTGCGAGCCGTCCGGGTGATGACGGCCGTGGTCGAGGAGCAGGCCCAGAAGATCGAGCGGGCCCGGACGGCGATGGATCCGGCCCACTGGTTCAGGGGCCCCGACGGCACCGTCACGGTCGGGGACGTGGACGCCCTGGCCGAGAAGTGGGACGCCTACGACGCCGCCGTCGCGAGGCACGGCGAGGTGTTGGCCGCGCGGGACGCCGTCGGGGCCAAGCTCTCCGACCTGTTCGGCTCCCGGCTCGCCAGGGACGTGGAGGAGCTGGAGCAGTCGGTCCTGACCGCCGAGGCCCTGCAGGCGGACGTGGTGGAGTCGGACCCGGCCGTCCGCGACGCCCGCGCCCGGATCGCCGAGGCCGAGGCCGCGCTGGGCCGGCTCGCCTCGGTGGGCGTCAAGACCGGCGTGTTCCACAGCAAGACCGGCGACGACCTCAAGGCGGCCCAGGCCGACCTCAAGGCCCGGATCAGGGAGCTGGGCGCGTCCGCCGCCGGTTCGGCCAAGGCCCTTATCGGCCGCGTCGTGAACGGCGACCCGGCCGCCGTGGCGAGCCTGCTGGATCGGGCCAGGGCGAACCCGAACGCCTTCGGCGTCCAGGCGTTCGAGCGCCTGCAAGACCTGGAGATCGAGGCGATCCAGGCCGGCGGCGAGGCCGCGCGGTCGATCCTCTGCCCCGACGACTGACCCGACCCGAAGCAAGGCCGGCGCGGCGGTCCCTCCCGCGTCCGGCCGAACCCTCCCGCCCGTCGTCCGCGCGTCAGGCTCGCGCGAGGGCGGCGGCGGGGGCGGACCTCTCCAGGAGCCCGAGACGATGACCGAAGCCGAGATGAGGGCCGCCGCATGGGCCGCCACCGAGGGCCCCGGGGCCGACCTCGCCCGGGACCTGGAGCCGGTGGTCATCATCGCGGAGGTCGCCTGCGCGAACGACTTCCGCATGACCATCTTGCGGCCGGTCTGCATGGGCGTGATCTACCGCTCCCAGCTCGGCCAGCCGCTGACCGGGGCGATCGACGTCTCGGCGATGGACTGCGGCTGGGGCCCCTGGGCAGAGGACGCACCGTTCCTCCGAGGGCCGGCCGATCGCGAGAGCTGGCGGGCGATGGCCGCGAGGCTCAAGGCCGCCGTCGAGGCCCTGGACGAGTCGATGGGGCCGCAGGTCGATTGGAACTGATCGGAGGACCGGATGAGCGAAGAGCGCATCAAACTTACGCTGGACCTCGGCGACTCGAAGAAGTCCGCCGAGGACCTGAAACGCGAGCTGGAGTCGCTGGGCGTCAAGGTCCGCGACGTCGGCAAGGCGTCGGACGACGCGAGCCGGGCGACCGACAAGGCCGCCGCCAGCACGGGCGACCTCGGCCGGTCGGTGCTCGAAGGGTCGCGAATCCTCCAGGACTTCGCGCAAGGCGGGCTCGGCGGGGTCATCAACAACCTGGAGGGATTCGTCCGGGCCGCCGGGTTCGGGGCCGGGGCGGCGGGGGCCGCAACGGGCCTGGGCGTCGCCTTCCTCGCCCTGGGGCCGCCGCTCAAGAACTTCATCACGGCGATGATCCAGGGGGCCAACGAGGTCCCGAAGCATTCGGACGCCCTGGATCGCCTGAACGCCGAGCTGAAGGTCTCCAAGGACCGCATGGAGGCGCTCCAGGGGCAGCAGAAGCTCACCAACGCCGAGTTGGCCGAGTACGAGTCGCTGGTCAAGCGGACGAACGAGCTGGAGCGCGAGGCCAACGCCCTTCGCAAGCAGCGGGCGGACACCGAGGCCGCCCGGAGCCAGAAGACCGACGACCAATCCGCCCTGGCCCGCGACTTCGGCAAGATCAGCGGCGGGGCGGACTATGACCGCATCGTCAACGAGGTCGCCGCGAGCTCGCCGCAGGGGCAGTACAACGCCCTGCGCGAGCAGTACGACCAACTCGCGGGCCGGCAGAAGCTGACCGCCGCCGAAGGCCAGCAGATGCGGGAGATGGCGCTCCGGCTCAACGAGATGGCCCGCGCCGGCGGGATCGTCGGCAACGGCGGGGCGGAGGCCGCCCGCCGCCAGGCTGAGGAGCTGGTGAACCGGGCCCGGGGCGGGGACCTCGGCGCGTTCGACCAGGTCGTCGCCGGGACTCGCGGCGCGACCCGCGACCAGGTCGTCGCGACCGACCCTCGCCTCGCGGGCCGGCGCCAGTTCATCGAGAAGCAGGCCGCCGAGGCGATCAGCGACGCGATCGGCGACGCGGTGAACCCGATCATCACCGGGCTCCGCCAGGCCAACGAGAAGGCCAAGGCCGACCGGAAGATGGTCGACGAGCTGAACAAGGCCGGCGCCGAGGGCGAGCAGCTGTACAACCAGCAGCAGGCCGAGAACCGACGGGCCGACCAGGAGCGGGCCGCGGGCGTCCGCGAGCAGCAGGCCAACATGAGCGACGCCTACAAGGCGACGCTGGCCCAGCGCGACGCATCGGACACCGCCGACCTCCGGCGCATCGCTCAGAACGAGTTCGGCTCCGACCTGACCGACAGCCAGGCGGCCGACGCCTTGAAGCAGGCCCGGGCGATGACCGAGCAGGGTTTCGCCCCGGGCATCGCGGCCCGCCAAGCGATCCTCGGCGCCATGCAGGAGCTGGCGGGCGTCGTCCAGAAGGGGATCGAGGCGACGAACTTCCAGGCCGCCGAGGTCGCGGCGATGCGGGCCTACATCCAGAACCTCCGCCAGATGCAACAGGTCGCCCCGAGCATCCTGAACATGGGGCGACAGGACGGGGCCCAAGGGGACGCCGCAGACCTTTGGGCCGCCATCAACAACCTTGCGGCCCAGCAGCGGGACGAGAGGACCCGGGACGCCTGGACCCGCCCCGCCGTCAAGACGCCCATGCGACGAGTGTGGGGTGGGGCCCCGGGGGACGCCGCGATCTCCGGGGCCGAGTTCGACACCTTCGCGGCGGCCGCGCGAGAGAACATCGACCTGATCCACGAGCGGGTGGGCCGCCTGATGCGCCAGGAACCCACCACGCCTTCACTCCTCACATGGGGGTCCGGCTGGTGAAGATCCACCGAACCGTCTGCGACCGCTGCGGCTGCATCTGCGTGGACGAGAAGTACGGGGCCCTGGTGCGCAGGACGGCGAACCTGAAGCCGGACGCCCCCAAGCCGGGCCAGCCGCCGGCCGGCGAGCTGGAGCTCTGCATGGGCTGCTGCGAGGCGTTCAAGGCGTGGATGGCCGCCGGTCAGGAGTCGTTGCCCGAGCTGGAGCCGACCGACCCGCCCGCCGACGCCGAGCCGGAGCCGGAAGCCGAGCCGAAGCGGCGGGAGTCGCTCGACCAGGTCCCCGAATGGATGGCCGCCGAGCGGCTGGCCGAGGTGCAGGAGCGCAGGTCATGAGGCGCCGGTGCTGCTGTACTCCGGCCGGCGTCGCCTGCGCGACGTGCACGCTGCCGATGACGGACCTGACGCTGTCGTGGACCAACGTCCTGTCCGGCAACGGCACGGCGACGATGGTCTATGACGGCGCGTCGGCCTGGCAGACGGCATGCGTCGTCCAGATGCGGTTCCGGCTCAACTGCAGCGCCGGCGGGGCGACCTTCACCGCCACGTCTTTCACCGGCGGCCCGTGCCCGACCGGCACCCCGGTGAACTGCACCGGGCCGGGCCCATCGCCGTCGGGGCTCGCCCCCTCGGCCCCGCGTGAGGAAGACTGAGACCCTTGGAGCGGACGCATGGGCAAGCCTGCACGCGACGACGGACCCCAGGTCGACATGCCTTCGGTGGCGTTGGCCCTGGAGAAGCGGTACGGCAAGTCGGCGCGGGAGATCGCCGAGATGCTGGGCGTGAGCCTGTCGACGGTCTACCGATGGCAGGCCAAGGCCGCGGAGCTGGGGGCCGCCCCGCCGCCGGATTACGCCTTCAGGCCCCGGGTCGACTGCAAGTGCGCGGAGCAGCCGATCAAGATGGGCGAGAAGCTGGTGTGCGTGAACTGCTGCGCGAGCGGCTGGGACTTCCACCCGGCGATGCACGGCGCGCCGCTGCCCAAGGACAAGAAGCCGCCGGCCCCCGACGAGCCGGGCGGCAAGGGCGGCAAGAAGGCCCGTCGGCAGGCGAGCCCCCGGGCTTGAGCCGATCCCCTCCCCGGCCGGAACTTGAATCTTCCGCCGGCGCGGGCTCGGATTTGGGTCAGATAATATTCCTTCCGTCCGCATTCAGATCGGCTTATGCGTGGTTCAGCCGATCCGGGGTGGGATCGTAGGGGCTCCCCTCACAGGTGGACCGGCCGCCCGCTCTCGTCTCGGGCGTCGCGGGCGGGGGGGGCACCAGGGTGAGGACCACCGTCTGGGCGTCGTCCTCGTAAACATACCATCGGGCGATGACCCTGGTGCGGTCCTCGCGATCCTGGGTGTCGACGTCGTCGCCGAGGCCCGGCACCATCGGCGGCGAGTCGTATTCGCGATCCGGGATGATCTCGCTGGCCCCGATGCCGACGAACCGCAGTCGGTACTTCACGGCTTGCTCCTGGTTGATGTGCGCGCGATCGCGTACCAGGAGACCACGGCGCGGGGGCGGGCTCAAGTCGGGGCCGCCGCGCGCTCGATGTAGGTGGGGAGTGAAGCCGCCAGGCCGCTGCGAACGGCCTGACGGTTCGGTGTGATGCGCTGGTGGGCGCGGTGGTGTCTAGACACCAGGTTGCAAAGCCGCGA